GAAGGGTGATTGGAAGTCCTCCATTGAATTGATAGTTTCTGTTGAACTATTGGCCCAAATCACCACACCAGAGTGTATGTCTCTGGTGGCTACTGAAGAGATTGCTTGGCAGAAGATCTATGCTAAGGCCCGAACTCTTCAGTCAGTTAATATCAACAGGTACCTTTCAGCTTCAGGGGTGAATGTCGTTCAGGACACTTGCCTTTTGGCGCATGCTCTTTATCTCCAACAGTGGGAATCAAGGTTGATAGTGCCTTTTCCCCGGCCAGCACTATAAAGCGGTTCTTTCGTGTCTACTGTTATGGGTATCGTCTCGGGGAGGTTCCCCTTCCCCCCATAACAGAGACCAAGGGGTTTAAGATCAAACAATATGTTGTCCCTGATCTTACTCTTCGACCTGCCGTGCAGGTTTCGTTAGGATGTCATTACGATGGTGCCTCTTTGCCGCACCCGTGCCCTCAAGACACTGACACTATGGTGGCTGGCGTGATGAAGAGAATCGCGTCTAAATTACCTGACCCAAATAAAATACTACTTGCTGAACTTAAGGAGTTCACTTTGCAGTGGTGCAAGCAGAATCTAGTCCCGTTGAGCCCTGATGCGGACGACAGCTTCGATACGTGGCTGAACAAAACCACTTACCCCTTCCACAGGAAAATGGAACTTAAAGAAAAATGGGATGCAATCCCAGATATGTGGAAATTCCCCGCAAAATACACTAGATGTAAATCGTTTCAAAAGGATGAAGTGTATCCCGAATATAAACATGCTCGGGGGATTTTTTCAAGGGAAGATGAGTTTAAGTGCAGGGTAGGCCCAATATTTAAACTCATAGAAGAGGAGCTTTATGAGCACCCTTCCTTCATTAAGCATGTTCCTGTCAAAGACAGGCCCAACTACATTATGGAAATGTTGTATGCACCTGGATCTAAGTATGCAGCAACAGATTACACTTCTTTTGAAGCTAGCTTCAAGAAGGAAATAATGGAAGCTTGTGAATTCGTCATGTATGAATATATGACCGCTCATTTGCCAGCCGGCGCCAATTTCATTGGCCTCATTCGCAAGGTGCTCACAGGTAAGAATACCTGTGTCTTCAAAAATTTTAATTTGGAGATTGACGCGACCAGGATGTCGGGTGAAATGAATACTTCCTTAGGGAATGGGTTCAGTAACTTGATGTTCATGTCTTTTATGTGTCAGAAAATAGGAAGCACTTGTTTGTCTGGGGTTGTTGAAGGCGATGACGGCTTGTTCCGAGTGAAAGGGCGTTTCCCTACTAAGGAAGAATTCGCACAGTTGGGCATGAACATAAAACTAGTAGAGCATGAGAATATAAGCACTGCTTCGTTTTGTGGAATTGTCTTCGATCCTCAAGACAGGATCAACGTTACCAATCCTATGGATGAATTACTTACATTTGGGTGGACCAGTCGCATGTATGCTCGGGTCAACAGTAATAAACTAAAAGTTTTACTGCGATGTAAGTCTCTGTCAATGGCACACCAATATCCTGGGTGCCCGATTCTCTCTTCCTTAGCTCGTTATGGGCTGAGGATGACGCGGAGCTTTGATGTGCGTCACCACATCAAAGAAGGATCCATGAGTACGTGGGAAAGGGAGCAGTTGTTGTACTGCTTGAAAAATCCTATTCCTAGTATTCAAACAGGCCTCGCCACTCGACAGTTGGTGGAAACGCTGTATGGAATTACAGTAGAGGAACAATTTAGGATTGAAGAATATCTGGACCACTTGGAAGAGCTGGTGCCTCTCTCATTACCTGAGATAGAGCACCATTTAAGCCCGGTCTCTAAGCATTATTTCTCCATGTACTCATCTATTGAGAACAAGGATGATCCATGCTTAGAGCGACCTAGTCTTGTATGGCCAGAATTAACCAAAGCCTGGAAGGTGCCTTGGGAACGCAGTGGATTACATCCCACTGTGTCTAGTGATTGAAACCTCCTAAACTGAACGGTCTCTAAGAAAATGTTAGCAAATCTACCTATTAGAGTGAAATGTGC